TAGGGTAGAAGAAACAGAATTAAATTACTATCTCTACACGACATACCTTGTTCTTGGAACAGATTCTTTAGGAAGCGTAAATATAGCGGGTGTACCAGCGTCCCCTACTTCTTTTCAAAACAGGTTAATTAAACCTAATGTTAGACAAACACGAGAAGCGCCAAAAAATCAATTGATAAGCTCCTCTCCTCAGATAAAACCTACTTCTGACATTAGACTAGTTACGTCAAAAAACAGAACTGCCCCTAACAAAAAGTCTTTTGAAGTATCTAATAACACTTGGTCGTCTAACAAAGGGAACTTAATTTCTAAAAAAGCGGAGCCTAGAAGGTCTCCAGCTGTAATTGCGAAAATAGCGAGGTCTAGATGAGCGATTTATATTATGGAATTTACAGAGGCATTTGTAAAGAGAATGAAGACCCTGAAAACTACAAACGTATTAAATTATTAGTTCCGCAAGTTTTAGGCAGTGCTTTAAGTGAGTGGGCTTGGCCATGCCTACCTGTAACCTCAAATTCAAACCATCCCGACCACCAAGAGCACACCGCAGCACAAATTGCAGCACTTTTGACTACAACACCTGTTTCAGTCACAGATTCAAGAGGGGACACAGAAACCGTGCCAGCTTTGACAGTAGTGGCTAAAGCGGGAGCAGGTACTTTAAAGCACCCTAAAAAAACAGATGCCGATACTGACGAACTTTGGAACGATGAACAAGAGACAAACACCACCGCAGAGCATTCCCCGCATAGACTAGTTCCAAGAATTGACCAAGGGGTATGGGTTATGTTTGAAGGTGGAGATGCTAATTTCCCAGTCTGGATAGGAGTGTACTAATGGCAAGCTCAGCAATATCTTTACCATTTTCTTTTAATTCTTTTGGAGAACTTTCTTATTCCACTGACCAAAAAAAGATTTGGCAAGATAGGGTTCTTTTAGTGCTTATGACTAGATTTGGCGAAAGAGTCATGCGCCCTAACTACGGAAGTTTAGTAAACCAAACAGTTTTTGAAAACGAAACCTTGGCCATAGAAAAGGCAGAAACTACAATTAGGGACGCTTTTAGCAAGTGGCTTGGAGCGTTGGAGTTAACTTCTATAAAACCCGTATTTGACGCTGTGCAAGGTTCTTTAGAAGTAAGCGTTTTTTATAAACTTCCTACTGGGGAGGATGATACAGTGAAGCTAAAAACCGCTATCCTTAGTTCCTCAGGTGATTTAATTCAGGAGATAAACAATGGCTGATAACGCTTCCTCTTCATATATCCCACAGGTGGATTACACCTCTAGGGATTATGAGACCATTCGTGAAGACCTTCTTAATCTAATCCCTAATTACGCTCCTAACTGGACTAATAGAGACCCATCTGACTTTGGAGTTACTCTGGTTGAACTGTTTTCCTATATGGGAGACCTTTTAAATTTCTACATTGATAGAGCTGCTAATGAGGGGTTTTTAGCTACCGCTAGTCAAAGAGATAGCATTCTTAGAATTGCCTCTATGCTTAACTACACGCCGACTGAAAGTACCCCAGCCACTGTAGAACTCACGTTTTCTAACTCTAGCGCTACAAATAAAACTGTTCCCGCAAAGACTCAAATTGCTACCTCTGTAACCGTAAACGGAGTTACAACTCAAGTAGTGTTTGAAACAGATGAAGCCGTGGTTGTTCCAGCTAAAGTTGGAGCAGTTAATGGAGTTGCTACAGTTGACGCTACTCAAGGAAAAACATTTACTGAATTACTTGGAACGTCAAACGGAACACCTAATCAAATATTTAAGTTGTCTCAAGAGTCTACTATTACAGACAGCATTGAAATTACTGTAAATGGGGTTTCTTACACTTACAGCCCATTTTTAATTGACAATAACCTATTTGACCCTGTGTTTACTACCTTCTCAGACTCTGAAGGTTACACATATATTCAATTTGGTGATGGTATTGGTGGTCGTATACCTCCCTCAGCTGGAACTATTAACGCAACATACCGAGTAGGCCTTGGTTCTGCTGGAAACGTTCCTATAAATAAACTGACCTTCTTTTTAACAAACCCTCAATCTGGAGTAACTGTTAACAACCAGGAAGCAGCGGCTGGTGGCTCAGACCCAGAAACAACAGATTCCATTAGAACTAATGCTCCTTTAGCATTAAAAGGTTTAAACAGAGCTGTATCTCTTCAAGATTACGCTTCCCTAGCTCTTCAACTTCCTGGAGTAGCTAAATCAATTGCAACAGCAAACGTTTATTCGAGTATATTGTTATTTGTAAAACCCTTTGGAGACAGGGGCTCTGTAACTGTAGGAGGCGCTACTTCTACTACGCCAATTTTCGACAATTTAATTACAGAGCTTTCTGCGTATTTTGCAGAAAAAGCCGCTCCTGGAACTGAAATAACATACTTTCCTCCAGCATACGTGCCGGTTGATTTAGAAGTTACTATTAATCTACTACCTCAATATAAACAAAGTATTGTTCAAAATCAAGCTCTTTCAGCAATACGAGAGCTGTTTAACATAGACAATGTATTTTTTGCGGACACAATTCCACTTCAATACATAATGAGCGCATTAAACTCTGTAACAGGTATTGACTACTCTACAGTAGAAATTCTTCGTAGGACAGACGCAAAACAACAATTTAACGTGTCTAACTTTGCGTTAGCATCAAACGTGGCTACCATAACAACTTCTGCTGCGCATAACTTTACAATTGGTCAAAAAGTAAGAATTGCCAATGTAGTGAACACCAATTTTAATGGGGTGTTTACAGTATTAACTGTTCCTTCTTCTACAACCTTCACATACGCTAAAACATACTCAGGAACTATTTCTAGCACAGCAGCCTCTGCTGGAACTGCTTTAGCATTAGTTGTAGAAACTGTTGAATGCGTAGTAAATGAGATTCCAGAAGAAGGAACTTTCACAGTAAACGTATCTGGTGGAATTAGCTAAGGAGAAAAATGGCAGCCGTATACCCAGGGTCGATTAGAAACTTTACTACAAAAGCAAACACTGTAGATACTATCGACGCGTCCCACCCAAACCTACTTCAAGAAGAAGTAACAGCAATTGAAAGCGTATTAGGTATAAATCCAAACCTTTCAACAACTGGTTCAGGAGCTTATACAAACGTGTCTACTTCCTGGGCAACAGTGTCTTCTAGACTTGCAAATATAGAAAACGGAATTACTGGAGACGTACATACTCAATACTTAAAATTGTCTGGTGGCGGCATTGTGTTGAGCACAAGCGCCTCAACCGTACCCCTCACTGTAAGAGGAGCTGCTAGCCAGAGCGCCAATTTACAAGAGTGGAGAAACTCTGCTGGAACTGTTGTTGCATCTATCTCTCCAACTGGAACAGTTTTTGCTGCAAACGTTGCTGAAGCAACGGATAACTTAGCTGTAGTAGCTTGGGTATTTGGGTAATAACAAATGGCTATTTATGGTGTTGATTTTTACGGTGTCTCTTTCTATGGTGCAAACACCCTAGTAGATTTTGACGCGTCCCCATTTGTAGCCACTTCTACAGACTATAACGAAATTGAATTGCGATGGATTGAGCCTTCTGGTTCTTGGAGTAATTTGCGTTTATTAAGAAACCCATTTGGATTTCCAATGACTCCTGATGACGGTGATTTATTAGTAAACTCTTTACCTGCAGACGACGTAACATTTTATTTAGACAGAGGGCAGGTCCCTACTAATTCTGGTCTACTTCCAGGTCATACTTACTATTACTCAATATTTGTAAAAGAAACTGTACAAAATACTTGGGTTAAAGCTGGAGAAGCTATTGGAGTTTCCGTAAAAAATTACGGAACTAAGGAGCAGTTTTACGACTATCTTCCAGCAATTTTTAAAATAAAAAACACGTTTTCTGCGTCAGATAATAATGACTCTATCAATGATGATTTGTATAACTTTTTAAGTATTTTTGCTATTGAACATGATTTGTTTAAGACCTCGGCTCAAAACGTAAGTGAGCGATATGACGTTTTAAACCTAGACGGACGTCTTGTTCCCCCAATGTTAAATCAATTTGGTTTAAAGTATGAACCTTACGTAGGGCTTCAACAAGCACGAATCCTTCTTAGAAACGCTATTAAAATTTATTCTGAAAAGGGCTCTATTCAAGGATTAAAAACATACGTAACTGCTTTTTCTGGGTACAACTGTAAAATTGCCCCTATTACTAATTATATGTTGGATGTTAACTCATCTTCATTTAAAGAATCAACTGGTTTTTGGAGAAGCATTTCTAATGCTACTTTGGCTCAAGGAACTTTAGAGAGTGAAACACCCTCTATTGCACCTTACAGCGAAATAACATCACCGTCTAATTATCCAAATGGTCAAGCTGGGTTCTTAAAGGTGACAGCTAATAGTGCAGCAGATGTTGAGATTGCTTGTGGAACGCTAGACGTAAAGACCCTAGGAATACCTGTTCAAAGCGGAAAGTCATATACATTGTCTGCGTACAGCAGAGCAAAGACTACTGCAAGAAACGTTTTTCTTGACATTAGGTGGTATGACGGAGATGAAAATTTATTAGGAACTGCTGGTGAATCTGGCGGCTTAAATACAACAGGTGGTTGGACTAGGCCTGCATTTTCTACGTCGTCTGCCCCAACAAATGCTAGATTTGCTATTCCCTATATAAGAATTGAAGGTTGCGGTAATGGAGAGGTTCATTATATTGATGCTGTTCAATTTGAAAACTCTGCGGAACCAACAAACTTTGTTGATGCAAGAAGAACAGATATTGTTTTAATATCAAACAGAGTTAACCTATTAACTAACCCAAGTTTTGAAGTAAACACCAATGGGTGGGTCTGCAGCACCTCTAATGCAACACTAGGAACTTCCGCAACTGGAGCTTTAGACTTTAGTACAACTTCCCTTACAGCAACCCCTACTAGTTCCGGAACTGTAATAGTAGAGACTGACTCATTTGCTCATAATGTTGTAGCAGGCTCTGAGTATTCTTTAAGTTTTTACGCAAAAAGGACGGGAGCAGCAACAGCAGCAACAGCTAGGATATCTTGGTACACAGAAGGCGGTACATTAATTTCTACAAGTTCTGGAACGTCTACTAGCTTAAACACTTCATTTGGAAGAGTTTCAATAGTTGCAACTGCCCCTACTAATGCCGTACACGCAAAAGTTAGTGTATCTTGGGCGGGCGGAACTGGAAACGTGTTATTTGTTGACGCTATATTGTTTGAAAGAGCTTCTTATGTTGGTCCTTATTTTGATGGTTCTGGCGGGTATCAACAAACTAGTGATTTAGTTTGGGAAGGCACTCCAGGTTTGTCTAGAAGTCACTATTATAAAAACCGAGCTTTAGTACAAAACAGGCTTGCTGCGACTGTTGGAGAATTTATAACCCACGGAACTCCTTGGGCTATTTTCGTGGCTCAACCAGACTAGCCCTTTTTGTAAGAGTTGTGTATGCTGGCATCTCCGTCAAGGAGGTACCAAATGAGACGAGTAACCATAGCGGTTATAGGAAACGGCAAAACTTCAAGAGCAAACGTAGAGGCTTTGTTAAACGACACTATTGAATCGTTTGACGAAACACACGTAGCTTTAGTATACGACAAAGCTCCTTCCGAGGGTGTTGTATGGGCTAGGCAGTATTCTGAAAGTAAATCCATACCGTATAAAGAGTATTCAGATTTAAACTTTTCTACTTTTGTTGCGGACAATAAAGACAGAGAAACAAAGTTTTTTATCCTTTGGGATGACGAAGACTTTGAATGCGTTGAGGCAATCAGGTGCTCTCAAAAACATAACATAATGTCTTTTGATTTAACTAATGGGTTAGTTGCTATAAAGTCAATCACAACAGACATAAAGCCTAGACAGTTTGAAAATATGCCAGAAGTTGAAACTAAAGTTAACCCAACTGATTACAGCAAAAAAGAGACTAAATACGAATCAAGTTTTGTAAGGATTGAAAAAGACCAGGAAGAGGAAGAAGATTACGACGACGAGGAAGACGACGATGAAGAGTACGAATCCTCAGACATAATATTAGAGGCTGTTGAAGAGATAGCTAAAATATTTGCAGTTGCCATTGCGAGCGCTATCAAAGAGGCTATGGAAAAAGGCCCAGATGAATCTAAGTAGAGACGCTAGGTATGCCCTAAACCTTTTTGTGTCTGACCCTGATTTACGGGTTAATTCAGAAACCCTTCGTACCCTTATGGGAATAGGAAGACCAAAAAGTCGTAAATTAATTGTAGAGCTGGAGTCTGCTGGCTACATAATTAGAATCAGGAACTCTAATATTGGAACACGCTTAAAGGTGTCACAGAAGGTACAGCTTTCTGTACCTTCCGATACGCTATATAGCGATATAGCCCTTAGCCCTATTTCTAATAGCTTAAAAGCTGATATCTCATATATAGCTACAAATAAATTCTTTGACGAAGTCAAAGAGGACGGGGGAAGCATGAATGATGAGATGTATCGAAGCCTATTTGGCTCAAAGTCCACAAGTGACTTCGAAACCGACCAAAACGCTAAAATGGATAAACGTAAGCGTCATCGAGATAGCGTAGAGGTTGCCAAGTGGAATTCTAAGGATGTTGCTTACGAGTTTGCTGACCGCATGATGGACCTGTGGAATATTCCCCCATTCCGAGTTACCCAGTCCCGTTTTGTTATGGCGCTCGCGGGTATGCGTAAGAAGTTTCAAACCAACGGCGCTATAGAGCTTGCCATGATTGATATTTTCTTCAGTTCAATCCAGCATGACAAATATAAAGATGGGAATCATCTTTGGCGTTCTTTTATTCGTATAGCTCCTTCCATTGTTGAGCAGGCTCGAATATCTGTAACTACACCAGAACAGAGAGAGACTGCTATTGTTGAGGCCAAGGCTCAAGCAGCCAAAAAACTGGCCCTATTTGATGACGAGGATTAATGTTCAGTTTAGATAAACTACCTATCCGTAGACGTACTTGGATACAGATTGCCTCTCTTCCAAAGGCCAGAATCGGCTGGGAGTTGACCGACTGTAAAGAAGTACCTACCGAGGCTCTTGATAGCCTCTCAAAATGGCTCACAGGGCTTTACAAGGGCAACGTAGTGTCAGCCGTAGGGCGCCAGACTTGCGGTCTTGGCTTACTTCTTTACGGGCTGCCCGGTAGGGGCAAGACAACCGTTGCAGTTACCCTCCTACAAGAGATTATGAGGACGGCTACCCCAGAGGCTTTGAAAATGGGAGAGGGTAAGACCTTGGTCCGACCTTGCTATTTCATAACCTTTAACTCCCTTT